CACCATTTACATCAACCTTTACAGTCGTTGACAGCGCGCCTTATTACTTTACGGCGGTGCTTACAAACGCAGACGTCACAATGCGTGCAATAGTGCCAAACGGAAAAGCGACATTGTCAGGTTATTCAGCTGCGCAAATCTATGCCAGCACACCAGCAATCGAGTCAGCAATTTTGGCTGTAAGCGTTGAGGTTTTTCAATCACGTGTTGCAGCTGGTGGACAGATCGAAGGCGTGGATTTTACAAGCTCGCCATATCGTATGGGTAGAAGTCTTACCAATAGGGTTTCCACATTACTTATGCCTTACCTTGACGCCGAAACGGTTTGTCAATAAATGCCAGCCAATACAATTGCCGAGACACGATCAGCTTTAGCGACAGCATTTAGCGCGCTATCTGCCAACGTTTATCCAAGCGTCCCAGAGTCGCCAATACCACCTGCAATAGTGGTAGTCCCAGATTCACCCTATGCCGAAGTGGTTTTAATTGGTAAAGGCGCAGTAAAACTTAAACTTAATTTTGCAATCACAGCCATTGTCGCGAGCAACAGCAATGCTGGCTCATTAGACAATCTGGAACAGCTCATCATCGGAATTCTTGCTGCAATGCCAGCAGGATACGTCGTTGGCGTCATTGAAAAGCCAACCGTGTTGGAAGTAGGACAAAGTCCAATGCTGGTTGCTGACATAAACGTTTCGACTTATTACACACAAACTACCTAGGAGACAAAATGCCAACGACAATCATCACTGGTCGCGATTTAGTCGTGACCATTGCAACAGTTAACTACGACGCACAGGCGACCAGCGCAGTACTTGCGAACAGTCCAACCGTCGAGACATATCAAACACTTGACGGCAAGGCTTACAAGCACATTGACGATCAGTGGACTTTCGACGTTTCAATGCTTGCAGACTGGGGCGCAGCTTCATCATTATGCGAAGCACTTTGGACTGCATGCGAAAGCAACCCAAACACAGTTTTGGCAGTCTCATTGACTGCTGTGACTGGTGCGGTTTTTGCATTTAACGTCATGCCAGTATTTCCAGCAGTCGGCGGGGCAGCACCAGATGCACAGACCGTTGACCTATCATTTGTTGTTGTCGGTACACCAACCGAAACATTTAGCTAAAAACTACTAATCGGGAGACAAAATGAAACTACCAATCACAATCGAATATAACGACGGCACGCAGATCACGTACACAGCTGCGCCGCCTGAGTGGGTTAAATGGGAAAAGCAGACAAGTAACACAATTGCACAGGCACAGGAAAAGATCGGCATTTCTGATCTTGTATTTCTTGCCTATCACGCCATGAAACGTGAAGCAGCTGGAAAACCTGTCAAACCGATCGAGGCATGGACTGAGACGATCTCAGAGGTCATTGTCGGTGAGGCAAACCCAAAAGCCACGCAGTCGGAAGCCTTAGCAGAATAGTCTGGGAAGTAGCCTTGGCAACAGGGTTACACCCAGATGCTTTTGAGACAGCCGAGGACATACTTACGGTCATTGAAATTTTGGAAAGGCGCGCAAATGGCTAAAGATGCAATCAGCTATGACAAGGCTGAGCTGCGCGCAATTCTCAAATCTTTTAAGGCAATGGACGACGAGGCGACAGACCAAGCCAAAGAGGCAACGTCAAAACTGGCGACGTACGTGCAGGGAAAGATTAAATCTGCAGCTAGTACAAAGACGCGCAATCGCATTGACAATCGTGTGGCTGACGGTTCAAAGGTATCTAAGTCATCAAAGATAGGTGAAATTAGTTTTGGTTATGCAAGCCAAAAATTAAGCGGCGGCGCGACCACACAACAAGTTTGGGGCGGCGTTGAGTTTGGTTCAAACAAATACAAACAATTTCCAGTCTGGTCAGGTCGTGAGGGTCGCGGTTCTCGCGGTTGGTTCATCTATCCAACATTGAGAGCTGTACAACCTGAGATCATCAAACAATGGGAACAGTCGTTTTCAAAGATAGCTAAGAGGTACGGCTAATGGCTGGCAGTCGTACCCTTAAACTTTCGATTCTTGGCGACGTTGATAATCTCAACAAATCGCTGAAATCTGCCAGCAAAGACGTTGATACTTTTGGCGACAAAATGGGCAAGGTTGGCAAAATGGTTGGCGCAGCTTTTGCAGCTGCCGCCGCTGCCGCTGGTGCTTACGCAATCAAAATTGGTGTTGAAGGCGTCAAAGCGGCGATCGAGGACGAGAAGGCACAGACACAGCTGGCACTAGCTTTGGAAAACGCCACAGGGGCAACACAGGCACAGATCAAGGCAACCGAGCAATCAATCTTGCAGATGTCATTGGCGACAGGCGTGGCAGACGATCAGTTGCGCCCAGCTTTGGGTCGTTTGGTTAGATCAACAGGCGACACGGAAAAGGCACAGCAACTACTTGCCCAAGCCTTAGACATAAGTGCGGCGACGGGCAAGCCGCTGGAAACCGTCGCAGCCGCATTGAGTCGTGGTTTTGACGGTAACACAGCAGCTTTGGGCAAGCTAGGCATTGGCTTATCAGCTGCCGAGCTTAAAACAATGTCATTTGAGCAAGTACAAAGCAAGCTGTCAGATTTGTTTGGTGGCGCAGCTGCGGCAAACGCTGACACCTATTCAGGGCGCATTGCGCGCATGCAGGTTGCATTTGACGAAGCTAAAGAGACGATCGGTTTTGCGTTGTTGCCAATTTTGGAAAAGGTAATCAACTTCATCAACAAAAATGCGTTGCCAGTAATCAATGCCTTTTCAGATGCGTTTAGTTTGAAGGGCAACGGACTTGGCGGTTACATCACAACCGTGGGCAACGTAATTGTCAACACATTTACACCAATCATCAACGGCATGGTCAAAGCATTTGGTTATGTCAAAAAGGCAATTGGTGACAACCTTGAAACGTTCACGACATTTGGCAAATTGATTGCCACGTACGTTGCACCAGTTATCGGCACGGTATTGGGTGGTGCGTTACAGATCGCAGGCAAGATCGCAGGCGGCGTCATTGACGTCATTGCTGGTGTTGTGAAAATACTCAATGGTTTGATTTCAGGTGCCGTGGCAGGCATCAACGCACTGATCAGTGCCTACAACGCCATACCATTTTTGCCAAACGTGTCAAAGATTTCGACACCGACGGTCAGTGTCCCAACAATAAAAACACCAACAGTTTCAACCAGCATGCCAAAAATTCCTACGATTTCAGCACCAACTACAGGTTCAACAGGTGGAAGCACATCTGGCATTAGTAAAGCAGCCAGCGTTGCAGCTAGTGCGGCAACAGCTAGTGCAGGCATACCCTCAAACTTTAACGTTGGCAGTTTTCGAAAAGCAGAAGCCGAAAGCATGGGCACTACAATCAACTTGACAGTGACAGGCGCGATCGACAGAGAAGGCACAGCGCGCACAATCGTTGACACACTTAACAACAGCTACTATCGCGGCACAGGCGGCGCATCTAACCTGCAACTAGCATGACGCAGTGGTCGCCTGTCTGGCTGGTCGAGATCGACGGCGTGGCATACACCAGCGCAATTTTGGCTAACCTGTCAATCACTTCTGGTCGTACCAATATCTACGAGCAAGCGCAAGCAGGGTACGTCAACCTGCAGCTAATAGACCTAGATCAATCAACAATTCCTATTGACATCAATAGCAGCGTTAGCGTTCAGGTCAAAGACACAGCTGGTGTTTATGTGCCAATTTTTGGTGGCACAGTTGTTGATATTGGCATTGAGGTGCGCGACGTGGGTAGCGTCATGTTCACCCAGACATACACAATCACAGCACTTGGTGCGTTGTCTCGTTTGTCAAAGTCTTTAACCAACGGCGTACTTCACAAAGATTTTGACGGCGATCAAATTTATGAGATTTTAAGTGACGTTGTTTTGAACAACTGGTCGGAAGTACCAGCCAGCGAGCAATGGCAAGATTATGACCCGACAGTTACATGGGCAACAGCTGAAAACGTTGGCTTGGGTGAAATCGATCGACCTGGTGATTTTGAATTGGCAGCTCGTGGGTCAAGCAGGACAGATGTCTATTCGCTGGTTTCAGCACTTGCGACCTCAGGTTTTGGATACATTTATGAGGACGCGCAAGGTCGCATTTCATACGCCGACGCAACACACCGCACCCAATATCTAACAACAAATGGCTATGTGCAATTGACGGCTAATCAAGCACGCGGTTCAGGTTTGCTGGTACAGACCAGAGCAGGTGACGTCCGCAATAACGTGACAATTACATACGGTGCGAGCAGTAGCGCGTCAGTGAGCGCGAGTGATGCAGATTCAATTTTGCAATATGGCACGCTTTCACAAATCATACAAACGACCTTGCACGATTCAGCCGATGCAACAACTCAGGCAAACCGTTATTTGAACCTACGCAAAACGCCACAGGCTATTTTTAGCGACATTACATTTGACCTGACAAATCCTGAGCTAGACAACAGCGACCGAGACAACCTGCTCAATTGCTTTATGGGTGAGGCAGTAGCGATCAACGACCTGCCAGCCAACATGGGCGGCATATTCCAAGGCTTTGTCGAGGGTTGGTCATTTCAAGCCTCATACAATCAACTTTCAATCACCCTTAACATTTCGCCTGTTGCATATTCGTTGCAGGCTTTAGAGTGGTATCAAATCTCATCAAGCTTTACTTGGTCGGGCGTGTCGCCAACGCTTGACTGGGCACGTGCAACAATTATCACTTAACAAGGAGACAAACTATGACGAACCCGACAACGCCGTTTTCGTGGCAAATGCCTACAGCGACCGATTTGGTCACGGACTTACCAGCTGATTTTGAGGTCTTTGGTCAAGCCGTCGCCACTTCACTGGCTGACTTGCTGGGTGGCACAACTGGTCAAATCCTTGCCAAAGCGTCAAACACAAACATGGACTTCACATGGGTGACCAATGACGTCGGTGACATTACAGCTGTTACAGCCACGACACCTTTAACTGGTGGCGGTACTTCAGGTGCGATCACGGTTGGAATTCAAGACGCGACCACATCTGTAAAGGGTGCAGTGCAGCTGTCAGATTCAACATCGACAACATCATCAATCTTGGCTGCAACACCAACAGCGGTCAAATCTGCCTTTGACATTGCCACAACTGCCAACACCAACAGCAACAACATCACTATGGTGCAGCAATACACAGCAACAGAGTCAGTATTAAAAAATATACCTTCACGCGTACCTATTGCCGAACAACTGCTTAAGCAAGCGGTGTACTGGATTGACGCTGCACAATCTGACAATTCAGATCAGGTCTTGGACAATCAGGGTTGGGGCGCGCCATCACTAACAACTCAACTTGGTTCAAGTGCCAGCGCAGATTCTAACGACCCAAAGTTTCTAGATTTTATTGGTACTAATTACGTCTATTCACCGGGTGTTACTGGTAATTATTTATCTGTGCCTGACGCTGCTGCGTTAGATATTACGGGCGATCTAGACTTACGCGCTTACGTTGCTTGTGATGATTGGACGCCAAGTAGTCTGCAATTTTTGATAGCAAAAAGAAGTATTGGAAATACGCAAATGTCTTACCAGTTGTATTTGAACACGACTGGAACGCTAGGGTTTTCTGTAAGTAGCAACGGAACAACTTTCGCTGTTGATGTTACTTCAACGATTGCGCCTACCGTAAGCGATGGGGCAGCGTTATGGGTACGTGCAACTTTTGATTCAGATAACGGCGCAAGTGGGAACGACGTTAAATTCTATACTTCAACAGATGGAATCACTTACACCCAATTAGGGTCGACGGTCACTACGGCTGGAGTAGCAACAATATTTTCGGGCACTTCTAGTCTAGACATTGGCAGTCAAGCAGGTGGAAACAGTCCTATTGCAGCCAAAATCTATCGCGCACAAATTTTTAACGGTATTGCTGGCACAAAGGTGCTGGACGTTGATACATCAATAATTAGCAGCGGCAGCGCAATCAGTTTCAGTGCATTAACAGGTCAGACAGTCACAATCAACCGATCAAATGCAGGCAAGAAAACTTCAGTAGTTACAGCACCTTTATGGTTATTTGGCACTGATGATTATATGGACGTTGCAGACAATGCACTTCTTGATTTTGACGCAACGGAAAGTATGACATTACTTTATATTGGTAGACAATGGGCAACGCCAACTTCATATGGTGTATTAGCTGAAAAATTTACTAGTGGTTCTGGTCGCTATGGAATAGGTAATTTAGGTACAAATTTTTATCCAGACGTAGCAATAAGCGACGGAACTAACACAGTAAATCCGACAATTTCAACGCCAACATGGTCGGCTGGTACATTTTTTACAACGGCAATGATATTGGACAGAAGTGCCCAAACGTTAAGATACGCCGTAAATGGAACTTTAAGTACTACAGCATCAACGACAACAGTTGGTTCTTTAGCAAGTACCAGTTTGTTAAGAATTAACGCACGTCCGTTTGGTACTCAGCTTTACAATGACTCAGAAATGTTTGCTGTTGCTATTTTCCGTCGTGCTTTGACAGCTACAGAAATCACAACATTAAACAATTACTACACAGCAAGGGTTGGATAAAATGGGTACACTTAGATCACTTTCAGCCGAACCAACAGGATACGTTTACAACGGCGTAATCCTTGGACAGCCTGTTGAATTGGACGACGACCCACAGACATTTGAGTGGGACGATGGCGAGTTTCCATACGGCACAGCAAACGTTATTGATGGTGAATTGGTCGTCGTGCCTGATGTAGAGCCAACAGAATGACCTACGCACAAGGCACAGCTGCCCGACTGATCGAGGTTGCAGCAGCTGAGGTTGGCACGATTGAGGAAGGCGACAACCTTACAAAATACGGCAAATTTACAAAGGCAGACGGCTTGCCATGGTGCGGTTCATTTGTCAATTGGTGTGCAGATCAGGCAGGCGTCAAAATTCACAGCGTTGTTGGCACAGCTGTTGGCGCACATAAATTTAAGGAAATGCAACGCTGGTCAAATATGCCGCAGCTTGGCTATTTGGCTTTCATGGATTTTCCACATGACGGCGTAGATCGCATTTCACACATTGGCATTGTTGTTGGACTAATTGACACAAAAACATGTCTGATGATTGAAGGCAATACCAGCGGCACAGGCGACCAACGCAATGGTGGCATGGTCATGGTCAAGGTCAGGTCATACGGAGAAGGCAAGGAAATCGTCGGTTTTGGTATTCCAAAATTTGTGCCATACAAAGGCGAATTTCCAAAGGTAGAAGTACCAGCTGCAAAAGCAGCCGCAGTCAAAAAGGAGAGCAAAAAATGGAACAAGCAAAAGCCGTAGCAGCCTCATGGGCGCGCTCATTTATGGCAGCAGCACTTGCCTTATACATGGCAGGTGTGACTGACCCTAAGACATTGGCAACGGCAGGCGTTGCAGCTGTTGCACCAGTGATTTTGCGCTGGCTTAATCCAAACGACAAAAGTTTTGGCAACTTGGGGAAGTAGCCAAAAACTCACAGCGGCAGGGTTGGTTTGGGCACTTGCACTAATCCTGACCGCTTGTGGGTATGACGGCTGGGTGCGTTATGAGTGCCAAGAATATGAGAGCTGGTCGAAGCCAGAGTGTCAGAAACCGCAATGCGTCCCTACTGGAACATGCACTGACGACATACTTGGCTTCACATCAACACCGAGCGGCGCGCCGTAGAACACCAGAGGACGTACACGCACAGCTGATCTTGATTATTGGCGCAACGCTAGCTGCGGTGTTTTTAATCGTCACCGTGGGTATTACATACGCGCTGATCTTTGTCACGCAGCCAATCGGGGCACAAGCACCCAATGACGCTGCATTTATAGACTTGCTCAAAACACTGGCAATCTTTTTGACAGGCTCGTTGGGCGGTGTGCTGGCTGGCAACGGACTCAAATCAAGGGCAAAGTCAGGTGACACGCCGACAAATACGCATAATCCTTGACGGCGCGTTGATTGTGCTTCACCCTATGTACAGGTGGTAATGATGCCGCCTAGAATCGGGAGAATTCAAAATGGTACTTGATCTACTTGACCCAGCAACATTGGGTCGTTTGAGCTTGCTGGCAATTTTGCTAATTATGGCAGCAGCGGTTGGTTACTCAATGGGACACAAAGACGGAAGCCGTGAAGGTTACACACGCGGTCGTGCCGTCGCTCGTCACAGCGCAGGCAAGGCGGTGCGCTAATGGCATTTTTGGATAACTACGAAGGCAACAAAGAGCGCACAGATCGCTGGATTGCAACATTTCCAGAAGGCAAATTGCAAGCTCACATTGTCGAATTCAATGCTGACAAAGGTTACATACTTGTACAGGCTAAGGCTTGGCGTAATCAGACAGAGATCGAGCCAGCAGGCATTGATTATGCACACGGCTTTATAGCTGCATACAACCCAAACATGAAACGCTGGTTTGTCGAGGACACAGTGACCTCAGCTTTAATGCGTGTTATGGCATTGGTTATGGGCGGTACTGAGAAGGCAACTCGTGAAACCATGGAGCAGGTCGAGAAGCTATCAACAAAGGTCGCCACAGCCGATGTAAAGGCTGATTATGACTATTGGACAACAAAGCACGGCGACGTGCCTAGTTACGCCACAGCAAACGAAGCTGAGCAAGCAGGTGTGTTGTCGCTGGGTTCATCAATTGACGAGATTGCTCATCAACTCGGCGGTCAGCTAGTCGAGGAAAAGCCACGGTGCGAACATGGCACACGTGTTTGGAAAACAGGCGAGTCTGCCAAGACTGGCAAGGCATGGGGCGGTTACTTCTGCACCGAAAAAGCCAAGGCAAATCAATGTGAGCCTGTTTGGTATCAGCTAGGCAGCACAGGTCAATGGGTAATTCGCCTTGGCTGATTACATGGAAATGATCGACGTCAAAACAATGACGTGCAAGCTTCTATGTAACGGTGAAATCGTTGCAGAATACAAAGTCGAGCAATGCGACAAATGCTCACAAATTACAAAGCTTGACTCATTTGGCTACCAAAAAGGCTATGACAAGCACGAAAAGGTTATTTGGTTTTGCGGTGGTTGTCGGTGAAAATCAAGCTGACAGCAAATGAAATGTGTGTGTGCATGGTTGCAGCTGTAAAGATCACCAGTGACAAAGGCGATTTGCAACAGTCACACGGTCACTACAACAGCTCATCATTTATGATCTACCTTTCAGAGCTTGCAGAATCAATTGGCAGTGAGTGGGCAGTGGCAAAATACTTTGGTCTGCCATTTGACCCATTTGAGGACAAAGGCAAACGCAAGGCTGATGTGGGTGCAGGCATCGAGGTGCGCTGGACAAAGTATGAGCTAGGGCAGCTGATTGTCTATGAGTACGACAGACCAACAGACATTGCAGTGCTTGTGACAGGTGAAGCACCCAATTACTACATAGCAGGCTGGATACCTGTAACAATGGCTCAAAAGCCACGTTATCGACACACAAAACAACCGACTTGGTGGGTGACACAAATTAACCTGCAACCGATTGAGAATTTGAGGAAATCCAACTATGGAACAAGTGCAATTTGAGTGCCGCAAATGCAAAAAGGTAACGCGGCAGCTAATACACAAGATCACAGATAACCTGCCAGAAGGCGTTGAGGTAATTCAATGCACCAAATGCGAGGTTATGGGTGTTGCACAGATAGGGGCAAAAGATGCCGATCTATGAATTCAAATGCACAGTGTGCCAAATCAGTGTTGAGGTTGATAAGTCAATCCATGAGGAGAGACAACCAATCTGCTGCGGTACAAACATGAGTCGCATCTACTCAACCTTTGGCGTCTCATTTAAGGGTAAAGGCTGGGGCGGACAATGATCGAGTTATTCATTGGCTGGGCATTGGTCACGTTTGTCATATTGGTTTGGAATTACGCCAGATGCAAATAAATAGTTATCCACAGGAGTTATCCACAGGTGTGCAAAACCTGTGGACGACACGCAGGGCGCACGCTCGACTTATCCACATACTCGTCAGTAACTTGACATCGCTGCTAGCATCACAACTCGCTGGCGAGCCGCTGAGGCGGATAGCTCGCATGCGTAGTTTGGTGCTTGTGGGCGTGCTTTGTGTCATTAGCATGACGCCAGCAAATGGAAGTAAATACTCAACAGATCACTTGAAGCTATATGCACATTCAAGATTGATTAGCTACGATCAATTTATATGCTTTAACAAGATCATCACAAAAGAATCACGCTGGTCATACAAGGCACGCAATGGTTCACACTATGGACTAGGGCAGATGCGATCGACGTGGTACAGAGACCTTGACCCTTATCGCCAGATTGATGCATCATTGAAGTACATAACAAAACGTTACCAAACACCATGCAAGGCATGGGCATTTCATCAAGAGAGGAATTACTACTGATGAGTAGCGCATTGAAGGATAATGGCAGCACCAGCAGGTGGCGCAAAATTAGACAGCGGATACTGCAACGTGACGGTCACACATGCCAAATGTGCGGTGCAGACGGCAATTCGATAGACCACATTGTCCCAAGACAAGCTGGTGGCGGTGATGAGGAGTGGAATTTGCAAACGTTATGCACATCATGCAATTCAAGCAAGGGTGGGCGGTTTTTTAGTATGCCTAAGACACCTCTGACCCTTCTCCTC